CAAGTGTTTCGCATTGAAAGCCTGTTGCCACGGTACGGCGCTTTGTATGACAAACTACCTATCCAGGCTTACGTTTGGAATACTAAACAGGGGGATTTGGATTACGACATTCTGCAACTTTGGGATTGCATGGGATACAGGTTTACCGTGCATGAAAAGATCGGCTTGCGTAACCTTGGGGTTAAATTCTTAGGCAAAGATAAAGAATGGCACTTTGGCAAATATTTGTTTACCGTAGACTTTTGTGCTGACGGGATGGATTTGGACACCGGATTTACTGAAGTTGCTGAAGAACACAAATCATTTAACTTTATCCGGCTAGATAATGGTCAGTTTGCAGCGCAGCCTAACAACAGATGCCTTTGGTACGACCAGTCGCTGATACCGGCTAAAACAGAATTTCCTGATTTCCAAGCATCACGCCACATTTGGACAGTAGACGGGTCACGCAAGTGGTCAGCGGGTGACGATTGGTTCTACGATATTAACGAAAGGGGACTAAGTGAATGAGTTGGCTCTTTTCGCAGGCGTTGGTGGAGGAATACTTGGAGGACACTTGCTTGGATGGAGAACAGTTTGCGCCGTTGAGTGGGAACAATACCCAGCAAGCGTATTGTGCGCCAGACAAAATGACAAAATTTTCCCGCCTTTCCCGATATGGGATGATTGTCAAACCTTTGACGGAAACCCGTGGAGAGGAATTGTTGACGTTGTATCTGGCGGGTTTCCCTGCCAAGACATTTCAGCGTCAGGGGGGGGGGGAGGAATTGAAGGCCCAAAATCCTCAATGTGGAAACACATGGCAAGGATCATTGGCGAGGTTAGACCCCAATACGTTTTTGTGGAAAACAGCCCAATCCTCACTTCTAGAGGACTTGGAGTTGTCCTTGCAGACCTTTCCAAAATGGGGTTTGATGCAAAATGGGGCGTTGTATCAGCTGCCGACGTTGGTGCAAACCATCTCAGAGAGAGGATTTGGATTAGGGCAGTATGTAACGCCAACAACACGGGATTACAAAGGAATGAGCGGGTCAGGTTTTCGAGTAAGGCACGGCACAAATCACAATCTAGCCGATTGTCTTGGTGGAGTACCGAACCCGATGTTCTCAGAGTGGCTAATGGGATTCCCGCCAGGGTGGACAGACTTAAAGCCATTGGTAATGGACAAGTCCCTTTATGTGCAGCAACTGCATGGGAGTTACTTAAATGAGTGAATACAGCCCACATCCAGCAATTGAGTACATTTGGGACAATGCACCGGCATACGCAAAAGCAAAAGGCGAACTGGCGCAATTAGAGGCATTTAAGTCAAGCCTCAAAGCTATCCTGATGAAAGAATCAGGCGAAACTAGCATTGGAGGCCAAGAGCGAGAGGCTTACGCTCACCCAAAATATCAAACCCATTGTGATGCAATTGGGGCAGCAACTGAGCAGACCGAGTTGCTTAAATGGCGTATGACAAGCGCACAAATGCGATTTGATGCTTGGCGCACCGAGCAGGCCAGTAACCGACAAATTGAGAAAATAACCAAATGAGAACACTCACGGCTTATTTTTCTGTTAATGAAGAAACTAAAATTAAATACTCAGAGTCGTTTATAGCTACACATTGGGTAATTCAAGCCGATATTTTGGGTGATTTAATTGCTGAATTACAGAAAAAATACGAATCAATCATTATTGAACAGAGAAAAACCAAATGAAAGATTATTCTGAAAGCCTTATTAAACTTAAAAAATTGATGCACCAATATCAAAACGCAATTTTAAAGGGCCAATACAACGCATCTGCTGATATTGCCGTGGATATGCAAATTGTTGTTGTTGATCTGCAAGAATGGTCGGAGGCTCAAGTTGAACAAAGTACAACGCAAACACTTTGAAAAACTTGCAGAGCTTGGATGCTCGTTGTGCCGACACTTGGGATATGGGGAAACGCCAGCCCACATTCACCACATTAGACGATTAGGAATGAAACGTGAAAATTCGCCGGTTATACCGCTATGCCCAAATCATCATACCGGCAATGATGGGGTTCACGGACTGGGCAAAAAGGCATTTGCTCAAAAGTATGGGGTTACAGAAGAAGATTTATTAGCCCAAACTGAGGCATTGTTATGAAATTATTTAAACGATTTACGTTTGAAGCTGCTCATTCTTTACCGGATTACCCAGAAATACATGGTCATTCCTATCATGTAGAGGTATGGGTGCAAGGCAATGCTGTAGACGGTTATGTAATGCGTGAGTCTGAAATTGAAAAAGAATGTTTATATGTTAAGTCAATTTTTGATCATAAAAATTTAAATAATTTGTTTGATTTGCCAACAAGCGAAAACATTGCAATAGAAATTTGGACGTTACTTAAACATTTACCATTATTTGAAATCAGAGTTGAGCGACCATCAATCGGTCTGGGTGCGGTTTACAACGGTGAATTTGAATGATTCATTATCATGGCTTGCCAATTACACCTGGTACTGCGGCGGCTCTTGCAATTACAACAGGCCATGCCTTTATAAGTTACGCCCATCCTGAACAATTGCCAATTGCCATTGAGGTTTGTCAAAGTTTTGCCGTAGACAATGGGGCATTTAGCGCATGGAAAAAAGGCAAACCGATATTAGATTGGTCGGGTTACTACGAATGGGCAGCAAAAGCTAAACTTGTGCCATCTTGCGACTTTGCGGTGATTCCTGACGTTATTGACGGGGATGAGGCTGATAACGATGCATTATTAGCCGAATGGTCATTGCCTAAGTGGTTTGGCGCACCAGTTTGGCATATGCACGAATCATTTGACCGGTTAGAACGGTTAGCAAATGATTATCCAAGGGTTTGTTTAGGCAGTAGTGGCAATTACGCCACAATCGGCACACAACAATGGTGGCAACGTATCGCCCAAGCAATGCGGGTGATTTGCAACGATGACGGTCAACCATTAGTAAAGTTGCACGGCCTGCGGATGTTGAACCCTGAAGTATTCACAAAATTACCGTTTGCGTCAGCTGACAGCACAAACATTGGCAGGAATATCGGGATAGATCAATCTTGGAAGGGAAACTATATGCCACCCAGCAAAGAAGTCAGGGCGCAAGTGATGAGGGCTAGAATTGAATCTCACAATGCGCCGGCCCGATGGAATTTTTTTGTGCCGGAACAATTGCAACACTCACTTATATGATTGCTACCCTGAAATTGCCGCTACCGCCATCAATGAACACTTATTGGCGCAATTTTAGGGGCAGAACAATCCTTAGTCAGGGCGGCAGGGATTACAAATTAGCGGTGCAAGAGTACGTTACGGTCAACAAAATACCCAGTTTTGGCTCAAACAGGCTTATGGCGATCATTACTATCTTTCCAAGGGATAGGCGCAGTATTGACCTAGACAATAGGCTAAAAGGCTTATTTGACGCATTGCAAGATGCCGGCGTGTTTGACGATGACGGACAGTTTGACAAAATAGAGATTGCTAGGGGGTCGATTAAATCAGGCGGCGGTTGTACAATTGTGATAGCTATCTTGTGAGGTCACTATGGACTATCCTGCCGTTTTCGTTGCAACCTTGTTCCATAGCGGGACAAACGCACACTTTATGCACTTGCAAACAGACTCTTATGCCAAACATAAAGCGTTGCAAAAATACTACGAAGGCATTATTGACTTAGTTGATACTTGGGCAGAAACCTATCAAGGGGCTTACGAGCAGATCAAAAGCTACCCTAAAGACTTTCACTTAGCCACAGACCCAGTTAAGTACATCACAAGCGTCAAAGCCTTTGTAAAGGACATTCGTGACGAATTGCCTAAAGACACAGAGCTACAGAACATCATTGACGAGATTGCAGGCTTACTAAACTCAACACTTTACAAATTGAGGGCGTTCAAATGAAAGCGGGACTCTACGCCAATATTCTTGCAAAACAAGAACGCATCAAAGCAGGCAGCGGTGAACGTATGAGAAAGCCAGGTGATCCAGGCGCACCAACCGCTAAAGACTTCAAAGAATCAGCTAAGACAGCTAAAGACGAGAAGAAATGACAGCGGCTTGGCAACGCAAAGAGGGAAAGAACCCTGCTGGCGGTCTAAATGCCAAGGGTCGAGCGAGTGCCAAAGCAGAAGGCATGAACCTCAAGCCACCAGTTAAGTCAGGTGATAACCCACGCAGAGCCAGTTTCTTAGCACGAATGGGCAATATGCCAGGGCCAATGGAAAAAGACGGAAAGCCTACTAGGTTAGCCTTAGCCTTAAAAGCATGGGGCGCATCAAGCAAAGAAGATGCACGATCAAAAGCTAAGAATATCAGCGAACGCAATAAGTAAGCTAAACTCAACCAATCTTAAATCTAAGACCATTGAGAAAAGATATGGAAATCAGCAAAGTAGTGAAATCTGGTGTGCGACCTAAACCACCCGCAGCAGGTATTGGCAGAAAGAAGGGTAGCGTCAACAAGGCAACAAAAGCCTTTAGAGATACCGTTACAGCCTTGCTTGAGAACAACGCTGATAACGTTGGCAAGTGGCTAGAAACCGTTGCCCACGGTGATGGCGATCAAGTTAAACCAGACCCAAAGGGTGCTTTGACGCTTATTGCTCAACTAGCAGAGTTTGCCTCACCTAAACTTGCACGAACCGAACATAGTGGCGTGGACAACACCCCAATTGAAATGGTGGTCAAGTGGCAAGACGGGAAGTAACGCTGCCCTA